GTAGTACCCAGAAGCACCTTCTTCAGTAGCAATCTCAACCCACCCAATTTGAGCGGTATCAGACCCATTAACTACATATTTATTACGAATAATAACAGGCGAATTAGAGAACTGAGTGAATGATGGAGTAATGCTTTGGTAACCATCATCTGATAAAGTAGAACCTTTAGCATATTCAGAACCATAAACAAATATTTTTACTACATCACCAGCTGTAAAGTATCCTGCAGCAACCAAAGAAGCTGTAGTATAAGGAGCTACATCAACACTTGTTGTACTTGGAGTTGGTTTAGAAGTAATAATTGCTTTTAATTCTACACCAGTTGTAGGATTTAAAATAACAATTGTTTGATTAATAGAAAGTACGTTAGCTACGTAATCAGATGGATTAGCTGGAGTAAGATTAACCGGGATGGTAATAGTATTAGCATCATTAATAGTAACGCCATTGTAAGCAACGTGTAATCTGTTTTGTTCAGACCAGATAACTTGGTCAGATGTCATTGGCATTTCAGCGCCTACCATACGTAAGAATCCAGAAAGAGTTCTGTTTCCGTAACGCTCTACTTCTTGTTCGTAGATTTCAGGTAAATATTGTTGTGCAAAAGAAGAAAACTCAGGATTACTTGGATCCGTAAAGTTTAAGTAATTTGTATCTAATGCTTGTTGTTTTTGAGAAGGTTTAATACTCCCAAATGATGGTGTAAGTGCCATAATTTTTAATTTTTAATTTTTAATATTTTTTTTGAATTCTAAGTTTTGAGGTATCCACCCCGTTTATTGCTCTTACTTTAAATCCACCAATATTCAAATTGCCAGCGTTTTGTCTAGGCTCAGTTGAAATATTGTTTGATTTCGCGACCACTTCTTTTAACGCGTCGGCTTTACCCTGCTCGTAAAAATGTTTAGCCAAAGAGTCGGCGTTATCTGCTGCGTAAATTGCTTTATGATAACCTTTAACATCTGCTACTTGACCATCTTTATCTAAGAACTTCTTAATTAGGTTAGTAATGTTTGATTGTTTATCAGCAATTGCTTCTGGATTAGTAACCCTATATCTAAAACTTTTTTCCCCTAAATTGAAATCAAAACCTTTGAAATCTTGAGAGAAAAATTGTTTAGTGTTGTTTTTAAATCCTTCGTGTTGTTGTTCAACAGACTCTTGCTCTTTATTGTATCGATTAAAAAAATCCATTGCTTTTTGTTGATCCTTGTTTACTGACGGTCTCAACTTGATCTCGTCATAGTATTTACTTTTTGTATCTTCCAAAAATGCTCTGGCTTTATTAACTTCTTCCTTAAAAGCAAGCTTTTTTCTTTTTATATCTCTATCATCGTCTAGGTCTTCATCATAGCTAAAATTTTCTTCCATTATAAATTGGATTTCTTCAGCGTCTAAATGTGGCCTAGATTTTCTATAGTATTCTCTTAATAAAATATCTGGCGATGCAGATGAGTAATCTGCATTTAGGCGAACGTAGTCTTCTACTGTCCCCCCTGTTTCTTCCATAAACGTAACTAACTTTTCGATGTTTTCCGGAAGTGCTCTACCGCTATTTTTCTCAGCAGCAATCGCATTTGTTGTTTCCTCAATTAAAGTATTTACTTGAGTTTGTACTTCAACGTTTGGAATTTCAGTAATAACGTTTGTTACTTCTTGGTCTTGGATAGGACTTTCATTGGTAACGATTTTATTGATTTCGTTTCCTTCACCCACTTCTTGCAATCCCACTTCGGGTTGTTTTGGCTCCAACACGCTTTCATCTGTTCCCTGCTTTTGAATGGCATTTTCTTGCGGTTTATTTGTTAGGTCTACTTTTGTTACTTCTTGTTTTGCAGTGGCAACAGTGGCTGCTTTATTTTCCACATTTAACTTTTTCATTGCAGGTTTTCTTTTTTGCAATTTAAAAGTTCCTTCTTGTTTTACATTTTCTGACATAATATAATATTATAAAATTGGTTATTATTGTTTATCCAAATAAACCCGTGCCTAGTCCGCTTAAGTTATCAAAATCTGATTCAAAATCTTTTGGCGCGGAATCGTTTTTCTTTTGGTCTATTAATTGACTTTGTTGTGTGCCTTGCATTTTTGTTCTAGCATCTTTCCTATCCTCTATCGCCTTAATCTTTTGATTTTGTGATTCGGCGTCAATAGTAGCTAACCGCATTTTAAAGTCAAACTCCATAGTCATAAGTTGCTGTTTAACGGCTAACTCTTCTTGTAGTCTTTGAATTTCAAGGTTTGATTTAGCCTGCTCAATTTGTATTTGTGTTTGCGCTAACGCTTGTTGTTTTTGCACCTCAGCCATTGCTGCGTCTTGAGAAGCTTGAGAGTTGAGTTGCGATTGCTGCTGCATCATTGCTTGTTGCTGTTGTTGCATCTCCTGAGCTTTCTTTTTGCGTCTATACTTTAATGATTGATTAGCTAACTTTAAATTTTTAATCTGTCGTAAGTCAATTGCGTCCTCTAAGTCTATTCCACCTTGTTGCAACGCCACTTGAATATTTTGTTCTAATTGGGCTTTCTCTTCTTCTTCTGGTTCTAATTCTAGGAATATACCAAAGTCGTGCAAATTAAGTTGTTCTAGTTCTCTTAATGTTTCAACATTGAATACTGATATACTTTGTTTTAATGATTGCGCAGTTAAAGGAAATTTTAACGCATCTGCAACTCTTAATGATATATTTTCACAAAACCTTAATGTAAGGAATTGACTTGCTTGGTTTATATGTTTTGTTGCGGTATTAGATGCATTCGCAGCCATCTTTTGTAAGCCAACTAAGGAATCAGCATCTGGCATACTTCCATCCCTCGCTTCATTAAGTCCTGTTACATCTCTTATCATTTGTAAATAATACTGATATGTAGCGATTAATGATTGTATCTTTGCGCCACCAGACGATGTTTGCAATTCTTGAATTGGTACTTTGCCTGGATTACCCATGCCATCTTGAGTCATGGACCTACCAACAATACTACCGGTTTGGAAATACATATTTAAAGCTTCCGCGGCATTATAATTTGTGCCATTGCCTAGATCAACCTCAGATAAACCGTCAACATCGACAAAAACTCCATCAGGAACCATTCTTGATAGTACCTGTTGCAATTTTAAATGCGTTAGTTGAATCATATCTGCAAACCCAGTAATTCTACCAACCGTAGATTCTATAACTCCTTTGTACATTCTCGGAGCACATACTACATAATTCATTTCTACCTTGGTAGTATCCGCATAAGGTCTTGTCATATTTTCAGACAATTCCCATTTTAGCATTTTTTTATGTCCTAATATTTTTGCTCCGGTATACAATACTTCTATAGACCTTGATATAGTTGTAAAGTTATCATTAGCGGGAGGATTAAACGTGTCTGGTTTTTGCAAAGCCTTCTCAAGCCCTGTATCTGTTTGTTTGATTTTAAATACCTGCGTTGTGTAAGTCTTATACTCAAAGTATAATACCTGTACGTTGGATCCTTTATAGTCTTGACCGTTCCAATTGTTCAAATAATTACGATCACCAGGATATTTTTCGATTTCCAATAACTCTTCATCCGTTAGGTTAGGAAATTCTTTTTTAAGTTCTTCTAAACTAATAGACTTAGCTTCTCCAATATAATATAGATCTTCAAAGTTCGGGTCTTCTGTATAAGAATATACCAAATTAGCTGGATCAACATATTCTACTTTAATACCTTCAGCTTTATTAAAATTTGTTTTTCCGGACGCAATGCCAATGGTAACTAAATCATAATTGAGTCTTCGACTAAGTAACTCATATTTGTTTCTATCTAATACAGCGTTTATTACTTCTTCTTCAGCAATCTCAACAGATTCTTTATAATTCAATTGCAACCTAAGTTGTAGTTCATCATCATCTTGCGGAAGAGAGTTTGGGTCGGGTGTACTAAATAAATTAACACCATATTGTTCTTTAACTTGAGAAAAGTATGCTTTATTTTGCATATCCTTTATCATATTAGAAGCATAAGTAGTTTTCTTATTTATAGACTCTGGGTCTTGTGCGTAAGCATTAATTTCAAACTGTTTATCTGAAATGCCATTCACCATAATATCAACAAACTTTGGTATTACAGGTACTATTTTCCAATCTAAATTCAAATAAGATAAATCACCATTAATTGATAATTCATCTTTATACTTTGCTATAGATTGTTCACCTCTTGCGTATAACCTTAATGAATTAAATTTATTCCAATTTGATCCCCATCTATTGCCAGCGCCATACCCAGATTTATTACCTGAAAACCATTCATTTTCAATAGCTCTTCCAACGGCTTCGCCGTATTCTAAACTTTGTTTTACTTCGTCAGATACAACCTGACTTGGAAAAGAACTATTAGTATTAGTATAAATCATTTATTTTATTATTTGTGAATTATCTCCTGAATTGTTATATTTTTTAAAGTTTAGAGGGGTTTTATCCTTCATAAATACGGCTGTTGGTGTATACAAGTGTCTATTACAGGCCATAATGGCTAACCCGGAACTTATCGATGCGTCATGCTTTGTTCTGTTATTTATGTCAAACTTAGCCCAATCATTTAATGTGTTTTGAAAATACATTGTGCCATACGTTTCGCCGTTATAACCAATGTGTCTATCAATATGAGATTCTATAGCTGATGCGTGTGCTTGTTTTATATCCTCACTTGAGTTTGGTAAACCGCCAATTTCTTTTTCACTTACTGATAAATTATTCCAAACCTTATCAGGCCTGTTCATAGAAAATCCTCTGTAGCCTCTTCTTTTAAAATGAAATAGCAATCTAGGTTTATTATTTTCTGCTAATATCGGCATGCCATAAAATACGCAAGCCATTAATACATCTTCAAAAAATATCTCAGCAGTCTGAGGTCTGGCAATATATTCTAAAAAGAAATGATTAGGCGGAACATCTTCCATTGAAAACTTTGTTAATCCGTGCAATGCACCATTAGACCCTTTTCCATCAACTGTTCCGGATATATCATAACTGTCACAGCCAAAAGCCCCGCAATGTTCATTGCCGGGAAATCGTATTCCATCCTTTATTATTACGCGGTTTTGCAAGTGTTTAGGCGGAACCCAAGATATTAAAAATCTACCGTCTTTATTTGGGTAAAAATCTACAGTTGTATCTTGTATTCCATTTGCCCACTGAAAGCTTCCCCTTGTTAGTACATTGGTATTTTTTAAATCCGCATTGTAATCAATCTGCTCGTATATCTTAGTAAGGTTAAATAAAGATTGTTTTGCTTCGTCTCTAAACGCGTGTTGTTCTGTTCTGGGAAATTGTCTATAGTATTCATTTAATCCGTCTGGATCTGATTTTAAACCATCAACCTCATTTTGCCAATGCTCAATAACGCCATACTCAATCCAATTCTTATCAACCCCTAATATGGGTTTAGCAGGCGTATCAAATACAGGTATACCATAAATATCAATAAACCCTTCATATGACCATTCCATTGGTATAAATAAACTATATAGACCTGAGCTAGTTTGACCGTTTAGGTTTCGTTTATTTACATTAGAATTATAGTATAATGTCATAAAGTTATCTCCCCCTTTGTTAAGTGCATTTGAAGTTGAACCCATCATGCACTTACCAATAATCCTGCTCCCTAGTCTCAAACAAGTTTTTGTAACCCTCCAGTTATTTAATATATTATCCGGTTTCTCCCATTTTCCGCTTTCATCATGCGCTAACATCTTAAGTTTTTCACCATCATAGGAGTTGTCTCCTGTATTTTTCCAATCAATGGTTGTATCAAGCCCCTCTAGTTCTTGCAGTTTTTCATTACTGTCTAATTTCTTTCTAGTAAATTTGGAAGCCGGAATACGATATGCAATCTCCGTTTTAGGTCGATCCATACCGTCTTGGATTGGTTTGAAAAAGAAAGGATAGTTAACAGATATAGGTACAACTTTGTCTGTAAACATTTTTTTAGCGTCCGCTCCTGACTTAGATAAAATTCCAAATCGAGCATCGCTAGATATTGTAGCTTGGTTAACAAGCTCCGCTGAAGACATAAATGAAAATCCAGAACGTCTATTTTTTAAATAACACATACCATATGATCTTTCATCTGCCTTGCAAGCCTCCCAAAATATAAAGAATAACCTATTCGATTCTCTAAAGTCAGCTGCTCCAACGTCTATCTTGCTCCATTGCAAGTACATATAGTGCGTGCCCGTTATATAAGTAGGTTTCCCGTTATTGTAGAATGAGAATCCCTCTTCTCTGTATTTGAATTCATTGTCGATGTAATCATACCACCTCTCTTTAAAATGGTCTGGTCTATCATTCCAATCAAATACGCTATTTATTTTGCTTAATTCTTTTGGATATTCTAATTGTTCCCAAAATTGTTCCTCTTTAACATTTGATCTTTTATGAGAATTTTCAATTAATGGTAGTGCTACTTTTAAACCTTGGATTTCAAGTATTTCACCAATCTTTCCAGTTTTGCTAATAACAACCATATCATGGTCTTTATTATACCCATACTTCCATTTTTTAAGACGATTACTTTGTTTAACCACACTAGGTTTAACATAATCGTTTATTACTTTATATAAAGACTGCTCGTACATTACTTAGATCTCCCTTCTGCAAAACCTTTAAATTGTTTTATTTCTGAGTCTATAGGTTTGTCCTCAAGCAATTCAGCTTCTAAATTAATGCGGTTCAAGATTTCAAATGCATCGAATATTGCTAACTTTTTTGTAGCGGCCGCGTTCTTTAATTTGTCGGCACTTAAATCGTCGTCTCCGTTATTTAAGATTGCTTCTTCAGCAACCTTTATTAACTCAAGTACTGCCTTATGTCCAGCGGCTATTATACTCTGTTTCGTTTCCTTTACGTTCATATTTAATTACAATATCATTTGATTTCATACAATATAACCTCTGATTATCTATAATAAATTCAAACTCACCAAACGGAGTATAACCTATTAGATCGCCAGGGTTGATTTTAAGCTTGTTTAAGGACTCGTTACCATATTTTAGTATTCCAATAAGTCTTTGTTCTTTATCTAGCTTAAATTGGTCTATATTCTTTATTGGTTTAACAAAACATCTGTCACCAAATGCTTTCCAATTACCATAATCTCCATACATATATATTTGATCCATATCAACAAAGAATAGATCCTCCATAAAATAAGCTCGACTATTCTTCTGTTTGCCTTTTATGTCATAAAATCTTCTAAATACATTGTGGTGAATTATAATTTTATCACCAACTTTTATATTAGTATTAAATGCTAATGGTATCGCTACAACTTCCGCTATATTATTAACCGATTTAAAACTTTCTATTCTTGTATTTAGTATTAATTCTTTGCCGTCTATGCTTACTGTATTATCGTATCTTTTACCTACGGGTTTTACTATAAAACTAGAAAGGGCTCTCATCAATATTCTAAATCGTATTCGACTGATATTGCCATATTGGAATTAAATTTTTTCCATGGCATTACTTCATCGCTTTTTGTAATATATATATTGTAAGAGTTGTCTTCTTCCTCAAAAAGTATATGGGAGATTTCATGTCCCCCGTATACTTGTTGATTTATAGAATAGTGCATTGCATCATTTTTGTAGTCTGATCCAATACTTATTTTTCTAATTATCTTTGACATCCTCTTTTTCAATTTTTGTATATTCGCCAGTCTCAAGATTAATAGAGATAGAGCCATATATTGATTCTAATTCTTTTTTGAATTCTTCTGCAATTTTGTTAACTTCTGCTAGATTATGTAGTAGACTATGCTTTTGCGACTCCACCACTCCAATATTAGTTAGAATATTTTGTAATTCTTTTTGTTGTTCAACTAACTTTATTAATTGCTCTTCTGAAATGTAACTTGTTGTGTTTTCCATTTTTATTTAATTTAATTGTTATAATTATTTTATTATTTATTAGCAAACCTGAAAATTTGAAGTCATTTCACCAACAACAAATTCATATTGTTCGGCGCCCTCTCCGCTACCGCCAAATCCATTGAATGCTTCATTAAAATTAGGATCGTTATAATATAGACCCCCAACTACCAACTCATTTTCAAGACTATATACAGTTGCAATTGGTATAAGGCTAAGGCAACCATATAAAAATATTTCATTTACACCAGGAGGCAAGGCTGGTGCATTATATCCCCCCCATCCTATTCCAATACCTATTCCCCACCCCATTAGTAAAGCGCTACTATGTCAGTGCAAGTTGTACTATTATCACCATCGCCCCCATAAACTGCAGAAACTATAACTGGAAAAAAAGTGCCACTTGGGATATTAATAAAAGTTGTCCATCCGGTTTGTTCTTCATTTGGATTTAATATATTAGCGTTACCCCCAACAACTCTGCATATTAATGTACCACCAACGCCTATATATAAAGCCGCTGGGGCTATATTAGTAGTTCCACCAGATGGATCGCCAGATGGAGTTATATTTTTTGCTTTTGTTCCAAAATCTGGTTGATTTCCGTATTGTCCCATAATTATTTAATTTTTATATTACTTAACGGCTTTGCCTGTAAGTTCTCTAGATTTTAGAAAGTTAAGGTTTTCTCTTCTTCTAGCTTCTGTATACCCTTTTTTTGCTTCGTACTCTTTTCGCATACTACCTTCTTGTTTGGTACCAATTTGTGCTCTTGATATTTCTTTTTTATCTCCTCCTCTAAGGATTAACATATTACCAACTTTATCAAGTGTTTTTTCATAACCACCTTTATTCTCAGTATTCGGCAATGCAGATGTTTTCGGGGCATACCCAATTTGCTCACCTGTTTTTTTATTTACCTTATCATCTTCGCCGTTTTGTCTCAATGGAGAAGGAAGTCCATTGCCTGTTTTTGCACTATTGCCTCTACCTGGGGTTTGTTTATAAGCCATTTTATTTTTTTTATCGGTTAGTTTTATTTATTATTTTGTTTTAGTATATATTAGCACACCGGCACTGTCCCCGGACACAACACAAAATAA